GATATCGCTCCTTCGAAGGGAAATTCTCATTGATAGAGTTAGAGACATCACACCTACGAGAATAGACTCGAGCATCTTGGATAGAGTCTACCCAGCGCTGTGGAGACATCGAGTTTCCGCCCTTCATGAACTTGCCATCACTCTTACGATGGATAACATACTTTGGCATTAGAAACCCTTTAATACAATGACTGGTTGAGAAACTACTACTGGAACTACTTCAAAACCAAGATGATGAGTGAAGTGCGCATTGATGGAGTTCACCGCATCAGCACGACGGTCATAGATTCGAGCATCTTGGATAGATTCTACGAATGATAGTGGAGAGTAGTGAGACTTACGTCCACCCTTAACGAACTTACCAGTACCAGTACGAATAACGAACTTAGACATCAATAGCTCCATAATGAAATGTGGCGCGCCTGGCGGGACTCGAACCCGCAACCACACGTTTTAGAGACGTCTGCTCCACCAATTGAGCTACGGGCGCGTATTTTCTAGAAATCGAAGTGAGGTTTACCGTCCTTGACGGTCCAGGAGAGGTGGAACCAACCCTTAGGTACGTAGTGAGAGACACCCTGTGCATCAAAGATGCGATGTCCACCTGGTCCTACGTTAATCCAAAGAGGGTTCTCAATTGTGACCTCACCATCTGGGAACTTATAAGTGCGAGACTGTTCTGAGTCTAGCGATTGAAATTCTTTCTTGGAAGCATTACGAAACTCAATAGGAGCATCGGGCTGCTGAAAAACTTGTAGCGTCATAATCATTTCCTTTTCATCGTCTAGCTTAAGCTTAGAACGAAAGTTAATATGTGGTCCGGGTGGAGAGATTCGAACTCCCGACCCCATGCTCCCAAAGCACGTGCGCTACCAGGCTGCGCTACACCCGGACATTTCGGGCTCTTGTTTTGCTCCAATAGCAAAAGCCTATATGGCGGCTTTTATAGGAATCGAACCTATTATTAGGGTTTGCTGTATAGAGCCCTATGTTTATTCAGGTTTCTGGGTTTGCAACCGGAATTGAACCGGCAACTTCTGTGTGAAAGACAGATGTTCATCCATTGAACTATGCGATTGGTTTGCTGCAAGAAACCTATTTCAAACCTTCAGGGAGCTACCCGTCCAGTTCACTTCTATATATACCAAACTTTTAAGATAATGTCAACAAGTCTTTTAGATGACTCCAAAGGCAGATAGAAGTCCAAAGAATACTGAGGTTAGGAATATCCACACCGTCAGGTCACTCGGAACTGGATAGCCATCGGCTCCAGTATGACCAAATAAAGAAAGAAACTTGCTCATAATCACCTCAATTTAACAGGTTCGACTTGTTGCTACGTGTGCTACTATTACACCAAGGCCCCATAGATTGGTGGAGCCCCTAGGAATTGCACCTAGACCACGACTTCCTAAAAGTATGCAGTTGGGTTGCTGAACCGAACCTAAAGAATATTAGTTGCTAAGCCAATCGCGGAGCTTGAAGCCAACGAAACCGGCGATCGCAGGAATAAGAATGAATTCAACCATAATAATACACCTTCACCACCTCCAGTGATTAAGTGAGCGGGAGAGTGGAGGTGAGTTCTCTCCCGCTCACAGCCGTTAATTTAACTTAACGGAAATCATACCTATCGTTCATGATAGTCTTAAACATGATTCCCTCAGGAGTCATATTGTTCAAGTCCGCAGATAGAACTGACTTCATGATCGATGGGCTGAAGCCGGCCACAAGAGCCGTTCCAGTCTGGTCAAACGTTACAGGAACATTGCCATGAGCATTGATGTTCCAGAAGACGATCGCAGGAACTTCGTAACCAGCGTCGCGATACTTCTTACGAATCATACCTACGGCAGTCGCATCAGGACGGCATGAGTTAAACTGCATGTCGGACATGATTAGGAGAGCCGTTGGCATCTCTTCCTGAGGAACGTTCTTAGAGACGGCCACCGAAAGAATCTTAGTAAGCGCCTTCTGAAGATCGGTACTCATCTGCCAGTTTGAGGTAGACATCTGATTATAACGCTGAGATAGCGTTCCAGATAGAGATACAAATTCTGGTGTAGATGAGAACGTAAGGAAGAGGTCCTTGAAGGCTCCAGTATTCTTGCTTGCGCAATACATACCCAGAGACACGGCGACGTCAAGACATGATACCGTTACACCCTTCTGACCGTAACCGCCCGCCGGGCAACCCATTGAACCGGATACATCTACGAGTGGTAGGACACGAGCGTCACCAATGTAGTTAGGAAGTGCTTCCCACTGAGCATCGGCTACAGTGCTATCACCATAGCGAAGAGTCTTCACGATATCGTATGGATACACTGCTCCGGCATTAACCTTCGCAATCTTCGGATCACCCTTCTTGAGCGCCGCTTTCCAGGCGTCAAAGTGCTCTGGAGCGTGCTTCTTGAATGCCTTCGTGTAACGAGACATTGCTAGTGAAGGAACGTGATTGAAGTTGATGGCCTCAAACTCACGGTTACACATTAGAGTCTCAACAACCTTCGTGAGGTTGACAAGAGTCTTACGGTAACGCTTTGGTGAGTATCCCATGTGCTCACGGAGTTCACGAGCGATAGAACCTTTGCGTGGCATCCATTTTGCGCAGAGACCATTACCCTCAGAAAGAGCGGTCTCGATGAGAGAATAGGCGCGCGCCTTCACTTCAGGGGTCGTGAAGACTAGAAGGTCATCCCAACGACCAAGCTCAGGAATCTTACGAAGAAGATTCGTGTTCGTGAGCAGGTCTGGATTTGACTTCTCTAGATACTGGAGAACATCACGGAAGAGCTTACGCTCACCAGCACCCTGACGAACGTCACGGCCATGGAGGGCTACACGAATAGCAAGATCCGTGTCTTCAATAAGAGCGCGCTCAAAGAGCTGGGTGATGTCCTTACCACGAGACGCACCGAACTTGCCGAACAGATCGACGTTGGCGCGACAGGTAGACTCAAAGGCCTTCATACCATTGGTGGTACGGGTCTCGTTTGGGGTGTCACGGACCGCGTCCGCAAAAGTGTTGAATGACATAGTAATCTCCTTTAATCGGGTTAGTTTTTGTCCGCTAAGACAATTTTCAGGTTTGGTTAGCGTTTTTGTTTTGCTGAAACTAGCCCATGTTCTAAGGATTCAGGTTCCGCTTTGTTGCATATGAGTATAGAATTGCGGTAAGGAACCTTAATCTCAAAAATAAAACGGGATGTCCGGTTTGCTTACTACCTGGTGAACTAGCTTCGTGATTCGGCACGACACCACCTAATACGTTATTGCAAGAACGCATACTTTTTTGACGAACGCCCGAAGGCTTCATCGCTCTGGACACTCCACCCGAAGTGGATTTGTTTATGTTGCTGAAATCATCCCTAAAAGTGTGGAGCGGGTAACGGGATTCGAACCCGTATCGTCAGTTTGGAAGACTGAAGTTCTACCCTTGAACTATACCTGCTCAATTAGGTGTATCTATATATATACTCTCCTAGAGTAAATGTCAACTATTTTTTATTATGCTGAAGCCTGAAGTCTCTTAATCTCTTCGGCATCAGTAAGACGAGTTGAAGAGTGGTTGTTAACCTCACGAAGAATAAACTTAGAGCTCGCATAAGTGTAGCGAGGATTTACAGGAGTGAGGCGCGACCAGACGGTATCTACGATACCATCATAAATGAGACGGTACTCATACAGAGGAGTGTCTTCACGGAGACGCCACCCCAAAACGGCAGAATTGGAGCTGCTTCCACGCCAACCGAGAGCCTCACCCGAGATGTTAAAGAGATATGGCTTGCCAGTCGGAACACCACGAGGGTCTACGATACGGCCCTCGAATAGATTTGAGGCTCCATTGAGCCTCGATCTTAAACTTATTAGAGTTACCGGTGTTCGAGTGACGATAAGTCTTTCCAACTTCTAATTTCATTATCATTCCTTTAGTTGATTCGAATTGTGTTACTCTTACCGAACATACCATAACCAGAGCAAACTACACCGGAAACAGTCTGTCCCGTTGGGCCCTTGGCTCTAAATCCTGTGTGAATGTTGTCGTGTTCGGAACATCCAAAGTACTGATATCCTGTAGTATGAATGTCGGTGTAACCAGCCTCGGTAAGAACCCGAGTGGCATCCTTTGAATCAGTACATGCTGCAAGAGATAGTGCAGCGAGAGCAACAATAAAGAGTTGTTTCATTATTCATCCTCTAATACCAGCGATACACTGGACGCCCCGGAATTAGGGCTCAATTGTGTTCCTATCTGCTTTCCTGTGGAATCAAAGTACCAGACGGCCTCCGTCCAACACTGTGCCCTTCCAGTATATCTAGTTCCGTCGAAACTCTCTATAAGAAAATAGGTGTCGATTACATAATCACCGATACGATAGAGATACTTTCCACCAACTCGTATACTCACAGGAAAGCATTCCTTTAGTGATAGACCTGAAATTAATTATAGTTTCAGCAAATGTCAATCACTTTAAAGAGTAATGTTACTTCCACTCCAAAAGGTCAGAGGCTCTCTTCACAATCCATCCACCGAGCTTGATCTGTTCAGCCACAAAGATAGTATGTCGATGAGAAAAACCACGAATGACTTCTTCAGAGAAGTACTTTCGATCATAGATGTCAGGATTAAACGGCTTGGTCTGAGACTCAAACTGCTTATTGAGTCTATTGCGAGCATCGTTACCGTCACCCTGAAGGTAAAATTTTGGAGTGACTCGTGAATAGTAGCCGGTATGCATTACCCGATGGTCGTGCTCGCGGCATACGACATAAAGCTTATCTAGGTCTACTCTCATCCCACTCTCCTAATTTCAGGCTTTATATTATAGTGCCTGAAAAATGTCAACTAGTTTTTAGGCAAATGAGAGCGCCTGACTTTCACCATAATCCAATCGTTATAGAACTCATCTGGATGAAGCAGAACTTCGTGCACAAACTGATAATGAGCCTCCCAGTAAGAGCTCTCGCCTAGAGTCTTACAGAGAGCTATGATCTCTCTCTTACACTTCTCTTCACCGTATTTCTCGATGTCTGATTGTAGTTCTTTATTAGAGCCGTAGTATGTCTTCCAATCCGATGGAACCTTGATACGCTTCTTTTTCTTCTTGACTTGTTTCGTCTTAGTGAATTGAAGACGCTTCTTTCCGATGTACTTCTTTTTCGTTACTTGGTTAGTGATGATGTACACGAATGCGACGAAGCCCTCGACAGTCTCGTCGGTCACTGCTCTATCTTGATAAGTCCACGGATTCTCATAGTCCATGCACCTATTTATCGTATGTTATTCAACAATCCATTCCAACAGAGTAAACTTAGTATTGCCGATTGATGACGCACCATGACCATAGCCAGTGCAATTGGCGAATGTAAATCCTATTCTCTCACAATTAGAAAGAGCGGAGAGGAACTCTTGTTTATTATCGATAGAGTTAGATGTTTCTACGGAAGTCCATTTTTGATCGAATGGAGCTATGATTTCGAAGTCGCCATTTTTAGTTGGAGTAGAAGCAAATGTTGCCCACCATCTGTACGTTTCATATTTTCCAGTACCACTCCAATCGTCGCCAGATCTTTGGAGATATACTGTTATTTCAGAACTACCATCTTCGGAACAATTTGTTCCATAGAGTCTATCACCCTCAAGCCTAAACTTCATTCTAATTTGATTCTTCGAGACAATTGGACCATTTACATACGTCACGTAGTGCGCACTAGATGTTTTAGGATTCCAAGAGAACGAAAAGATTCCATCTGATTTCAATGGGTGAAGAGGAAGATCCGTTGAGTAATTAGTTGAGCCTATAATCGGTCCTATTTGCCAGTCATTGGGATTAGTCGCGTTCCCTCTGGTTTCACTCTTATGTTTAATCACATAAAGAGCAATCGCACCAATGGCCAGTGACACTGAAACAGCTAGGGTAATTAACATTATAGTTGGTCTGGGGTCCAGTTAGGATCGATGCCGGCAACCTTATACGCATCGAATAGGAGCCCAAAAGTAGGAAGCTTAGTCGGAACCGGACCAGAGTATCCCCATGCTATCGTGATGTGTGGAGTAAAAGTTGGAAACGTAGATGTAGCACCGTACGTATCACGAATCTCTTTATTTAGAGTCACGATATCAGGAGAGTTAAGAATTCCAACGAGGCATGAACCGTACTGTGGAGAGTTCCACAATGCCCAGTCGCAGATGCCTCCGGTCATTGGAAGCTTAATGTCTTTAGACTCGGCGCCCGGGCACGCACACGTAGAATAGATTACGGTTGAGTGATACTGATCGGCACGAACTACCTTAACAGCACTAATTCCTAGAGTGTCTCTACAGAAATCGAATAGCTTAGCAGAATCTTCGCTTGAAGGATAGACAAAGACTTTTGTCCCTGCCCTATGCTCTCCATCGATTACTTTCTTATTAACATAAATCATTCTTCTTCCTCTTCATCGTTGTCTTCTTCCTCTTCGGCATATCCAACGATCTCACATATCTGTTCGATAAATTCATAGGCATTCTCGATTATGCTATCAGTCTGATATACATCTTCCGCGCAACAGATTTTTTGTTCTTTGATAAAATCCTGACAAAGTTTCAGGAGCTCATACGCTTCACTCGCCATTATCGTTTAGGCTCCCAGATATAGGCATCTCTCGGGTCTACATCATCAAAGTTAGTATATCGTTTCTTGGTGGTAGGATTAGGATCGTATACATTGAGACCATCATAGTATATCATGTGCCATCCGCCCTCGATATTTAGAGACGGTACAGAGAACATAGCCTCTCGACCCCACATCCATTCCTTAAGAAGCTTAGGCTGGAGTTCCCATGGAAGATAGATTGTCTTGAACGCTCTTCCATCTCCATTATGCTTGCCATGATAGTTTTCTTGACGGAAGCCAAGGTCTCTAAGGATACGGCTAACATCGCTGGTTCCATGGTCAGGAACATAAAGCTCGGCCGCCGTTTCCATAATTTTATCATAGGAAAGTCCAGTGAACATAGCCGTAGCGGCTATTACGCAGTCACTCTTAGCTTTCTGCTCAATGAACTCAAACACCTTTACTTGCTTTCGGTTAGGAAACTCTGTGGAACAATACGTGGTGAGCCATGACCGAATGCATGAGTCTTGCCGTGTTCATCTTCGACTACTACATTATAGAAGTCGGTTCGAATTACTGTTCCTGGGGTATTAGTCTCTACGATAGTGACCTTCTGTCCTACCGTGAATTCATTTTTATTGCTCATTTTGTCTCCAATATATGGTTGATCAAATCTTCTTCAATTTGCCTAACAATGATCTCAATATCTTCTGGGTCGAGATCTTCTATTAGGTCATCAGACATAGTCCATTCGGCTATGAATGTAGAGTTTAGTTTAATCTCTTTATCTTCCATTAGATTTCGCATCCACCAGCGGCGCAGGCTAGTTCTTGCGATCCGGTAGTAGAATCTTCCTTCTCAAACTCTTGGAGCTGCATCCAGTCGACCTGCTTAGGCATCTTCTCTACCCATTTATTATACTCGTCCTCATTTATTTCAGTGTATGGAGCCTGTCGATATGTTCCACCGTCATATGGAAGGAATGATACTCCAGAAACGGTATCAAAATTCTCATACATCCAGGCACCAACACTCATCCACTCATCCTCTCGTACATTTATAGTAACCGATGGCTTGTGCTCGCACCAATGATCCTGGAGCTTCTTCCAGAGTTCTAGGGTCTCGATCGCGGTTAGATCATTCCTCTGAATAGAACCCTCTGGCGACTTAATTGGGAAGTAGAAGACGGTGTTCTGTGGATTCATAACATCGGCCTCATTAGGAATACCGATGCTCTTCATGAAGTGTGTTAGAGGATCCTTATTGTCTGCCCTTACAGCACGAAGGTAGAATTCAGCGAATCGAGTGTGCATGCCAGAGGCCGAGTTGACCTTCTGAGATACCGTTCCTGATGGTTTGACACAGGTGATAGCGACTGAAGCTCTGATATCTAGACGCTCGGCCCACTCCCTATTGACCTCAATGGTGTAGTCCTTGACCTTCTCTAGCTCATGAAGATTATCGACTAGCCAACGATTATCGCATACACCAGTGAGTGAGACTCCCAGCAGGCGCTCTTCGTCTGCATTATCCTTCCAAATCTTTCGAAGGTAACGGAAGTTAGTGAATGATGACTGAATAGTACCAAGGATGGTAGCGATTCGAGCCTTCCTCTTTAGCGACTTAAGATCGTCGGCGGCGCGCACTACGATTTCCGTTAGGTTACAAAAACCATATGGTCGAAGAATAATCTCTGAACACGGGTTCGTACCAAAGTCGTGCTCCCAGTCTCTTCGACCATTTCTCTTAGCGATGTTCTGGCATGCGTACCTTGAGAACATTCCACGCTCACCAGACTTAGATGCGTAGAGTGAGAACCATTCCTTCATGAAGAGTTCCATGTCTGGACGACGGGAACCATAAACCGCAGAGTTGTTAGCCAGACGACGCTGACCGTGATGAGTCCACCAGTCACCAGACTTAGCCGACCTCATTCTATCGTCAATAACATCCGATAGAGAGATCATGGCGGATCTTCTGACACCACCGACGACCACGATGTCTGCAATCTTACACATTAGATCGTGGCACTCAATAGTAGTGAGCTGACGACCAGCCGCTCTAGTGAAGAGGCTTACGGCAAAATGGAAGAGGTCTTCGAGCGGCTGTGGACCAGAGGCTCGTCCACCAAAAGTCTTAAGTCTCGCTCCAGCTGGACGAACTCGATGAGTAGTCCACTTTGGAATATCTCCGTTATAGAGTAGAGAAATGAGCTGCCTGAACGCCTTAGCCCATCCAATCTTAGAGTCATATACGTCGATTAGGGTATCGCATGGATGAAGAGTATCGGCGACCCTAGGAAGCTTGGAGACGTACTTCTCTTCGACAGAGAAGCCGACTCCGGTTCCACACATTAGAATATACATCGCCTCATCAAACGAACGAGGAGAGTCTACGGGAAGATAAGAACAGTTGTAACCGGCTACATTGCAGCGCTCGAGAGCAGGTCCGGAGCTCATCAGAGCTCTCATTGACGGCATTACTTCGAGGTTATAGATGGCAGAGAATACTTCGTCATATTCTTCTGTAGTGAACTTGGCCGTCTTATTATAGTGAGTCATGAGGCGAGTTACCGTCTCGTGCCAAGTCTCCCGACGATTCTCTTCATCGAGCCAACGAGCGTAACGGGAAATGAAAATGTACTCTTGGTAGTACGATGAAAAGGGATTATGGTTACTCAATTCTTACTCCGTTTAATCTTAAAATCTTGGTGGTGGCCATCGTGCCACGTTATTCTTAGGTGATCACCGTACTTCCCTGCGAGAAAGTCTTTCTTCATATTCTTATTGAACCAGAGCTGGCACGTATGCCAAGAACACTTTTGGTCCACCTTAATCTCTTTCGATCTCGAGGTGGACCCATATGTGATTGTTATTGTCTTAGTGATGCTGGACATCTACCACTTCCATTAGCCATCCGAAGTATTGGAGAAGCTGATTCCAGGCCGACTCGGCCACGATCTTATGCTCTTTCTGCGTTCCGTTGCCCATCCTTAGAGCGCAATAGTGGATCCATGAGCGTAGAGTTCCCGCCATGTACATACGAGAGACCGTGAGTCCCTCGGGAAGGAAGACTCTAGCCTGTTCCTTTGCGATTCCCATATCAATAGCCGAGCGATATGCTCTAAGGGCTACAGAAACTACTTCATCTTGTAGACCAATAAAATCGTCCTGGATATCCTCGTTATCGATCTCAATGGAGTTCTGTCGATTCTTGTTGTCCTGAAGACGAGCCTCTCTATCACAGATGAATCCTAGATCAGAAGTAGGATCGGCGTATCGTTGGGAGAACTCTTGGAACGAAAAGGAACGGTGTCGAAGAATCTGGCGAGCGATGTCTCTAGTGGTGGTGATCTCCATAGTGATAGAGACCATCTCGAATGGAGACCAGTGGGCGTTTCTGGCCAGATACTTAAGGAGCTTTTCGGATGTCTGAGTATTGAGCTGATTCGATGGGTTAGAGACCCTGGCGCAGTATGCTACGAAGTCTCCAGTGTCCAAGCCCGTTCCAACTGTACCACTCTCTACTACCGGTTGAGTCAGGGCTACAATCTTTGCTTCGTTCATACTCTCTTCCACTCGTTCAATTGAAGCTCGGCCCGAAGACCGCTGAATGTATTTCTATCTATAATCTCTCGCACTTCAGAACTCTTCATTTTTCCATGTACTACCATATCGTTTACGTCTTTTTGATGAATATATTCGGGCCATACGCACACGCTTAGACCGTGCTTGATACACTTCCGAATCTTACTCACCGTCTCTTTACTTCTGGGCTCGTTGTCGAAGACAATGACTGAATTATCGAGGTTGAGATACCTGAGAGTGCTGATCTCAACGCCTCCTGCGGTCGCAACTGAATTTGGCAGGAACATGGCGTCGATTGGTCCTTCGAGTACGTAAGCTCGATTCCCCCGATCATATCGATCAATCCCCCACACCTTGGGGACCGATTCGTCAAGAACAATTGTGATGTACCGGACGTCACCTTGAAAGTATCTACCCTGAAGTGCATGCAGACGTCCCTCTCGATTAAGGAAGGGGATAACAAGTGCTGCTCCATCGTGTCGAAGAGCATCGTCAGAGAATTTCCCAGGAATGAATCCATTAACCCATGCCATAAACATGGGAGCGAAGAATAGTCTAGAATGAAATGGTGTTGGGATTTGCCGTCCGTCCACGTATTCTCTACAGTAGTGGTCATGCTTTAGTTGGCTCACTTTCTTTAATTCGTTTAGAGCCGTGTCCGATATGAACCTCGGCTTCTTCATTGTTAGGATTGGGTCCGGCTCCTTCTTCGGATTCTCCATCATCTTTTCGAGGATGAAGTCATTATACACGAACTCATCCACCGCCTTCAAGAAGCGTGGAATATTCATCGTACCACAGCCATTATGACAATGGTAGAGGAGCTTACCTTCTTTTAGATACACGTATCCACGAGCCTTCCTCTTATCCTTAGAGGAGTCTCCGCAGATCGGGCACGACATGTTCCAGAGCGTGCCGGACTTACGCTTAAAGTTACGGATACGTGTGGATAGAATGTCGAGATACTTTATCTCGAGCCAATACATAGATACTACTCAACTTTAATGGGGATAGCCCATTATACATTAGTTTAGTAGCATTGTAAAGGAATTTATGCTTAGTGGAATGGAATAGCCTGTAGAAGTCCTATTCCCTGAGCGATTAGGAACCCGACGATAGTCGTGGCTCCGATAACAATCCAAGCGAGCCTCTCCAGCTTTGATACACGACCAGAAATCTCTTCGACCTTAGAGTTTACTTCGGTCTCTAGATCGCTTCTAAGAGCATCGTGTTTCTTTATGAGGTCGTCACCAAGATCTTCTACATCTGAGCGTAGGTTCTTGATCTCCCCGAGAATCTCTTTCTGGCCATCCGACATTTCTTGACGCAACCTATGTTCTGTGGAAGAGATTCGAGAATGAAGAGCCGTATCCGCCTCTTTCGATTCCTTGGCCTGTTCTTCCTGTGCTTCTATTCTTTGCTCATGTACTGCTAGCAATTTTGAAACATTCAGAGATACTTCAGAGATCTTATCAAGAGCAGTGTCAAATTTAGCGACCAATACCTCTTGTGCCGCTACCTTTTTCTCAACATCTAAAAGTCTGTTGTTTTGGTCAGCCATTTGGGCGCTTCCTTGTTAACATCTTTGCATTATTTAGAATAACCTTTAGACGCTTCTTAGGAACACCGGGTTCGGAATCAGGATAAGGTCCAGTTCCGATTCCCTTAATGGCCCCTGAACCGGCGCAATTAGCCGGTACTGCGTCTTCTTTAATCATAGCATCCTCAGTATAGTAACAATATGCTGGTCCATAGGAATAACGTCTGTTTCAATTACTTTCTGACTTCGTATTCCATATACTCTGTCAGGTAAGATACTTAACTGAATCAGAAAAGGCTTGATATACATAAGGTGCTTATCCAATTTCAAGAAGAGCATTCTTGTCAAGGGACGAGCACCAAATACGTTGTTCAGTACAATGAGATGATTTAATATTAATCGTTCTTTTAGGTCACCAGTCTCAACGTACCTCGTTATTAATTTCTTAATGTATTTGAACCGATTGATATCTTCATTAAACTCATCGATGGAGCAACACTGCGGATTATCGTAGTGCTTCATCGCAAACATAATAAAGTTGGCATCAGTCAGTTTGTCGAACATCATTTATGCAAATAAAGGGAGAGCCGGGATGACTCTCCCAAATGATTATAGAGTCGAGTTATTCGCCGACATCGCAGTCTGAGTGACTAGAACCTCAGTCTGAACTCTGTTTGCTCTACCACCAAGAGTGAATGCTAGGTTAGCACCCGTTCCGTTGGCAGTGGTAATTGCTAGAGTTGAACCAGAGGTGTTTGTAAAACCGGCTCCACCATTGGTTAGAGTGACGGTAGCGATACCACCCGTTGAGTTAGTCGTTAGAGTTGCGGCAGCATTAGTCGTTCCACCAGATACCTTGACAGTGTCTGCGTTAGAATAACCAGAACCACCAGCGGTAATCGTGATAGAAGCAACTGGTCCTGTTCCGCGCTGAACGCGAACCCATCCGGCGTGATCCGCCTTGTGGCCGGTCTGAATCTCACCATCATCGAGGCCAACAATTTGAGTGCCGAACAGGTCAATACCAGTATTCGGACTCGTCGAAAGAATCTTATACTTCGGCGCGTTGTTAGCCTGGTCCTTATTTCCCCATAGAGGCATTGTTGTGTTCTCCTTTAAAGTCTGATCTATTTATAGGATTACGAATTTGCCTTGGGGTCATTGACAATCTCACCGTCCTCGTGACGAACCTTACGTGGTCTACCCTTCTTCTTTTGAGCATCTTCACCTAGAATTCGATTAGCTTTAGCTCTAATCTTAGCCGCTTCTCCTGAAGAGAGCTTACCTTTCTTTTCCATTTGAGTAGCGCGTGCCTTTGCATTAGCAGCGTGCTTCTTATCCGGCATCGGATACTTTCTCTCAGATGGAATTCCAAACGTCTTCTTCTTGAGGTGCTCTCTAGAGTTAGTCGTTAGCACTCTCTCATCTAGTTGATCTTCTTCACAGACTCCAGCAGCATGAACATCCTTAGAGAGTTTATTCATAGCTTTCTTGATGCCATTATTGCGATTGATCACCTTATTATGGTGTTTCATAGCATCTTGTCTATGCTTTGCTTTAACTTCTGGTTCGCCCGTATGAGCATTACTCTTAGCGAAAGAACTGGTAGCTCTAGCGAGGTGTTCTCTCTTGTTACTTGCGGCTTTAACGGCATACTTTGTCAGGGTAGATGTCGAGAGCTCATCGATTTGAACCTCTTCATCAAGATGATTCTTGATTCGATTCCAATAGTGAGGAGACATCTTACCATAGCCATGCCTCCATGCCTCGCTACGAGCGAGTTCTTCGGCTGACTTACCAAATTCAGCAGACATCTTCTTATAACGAGTGGCAAGATCTTCGTCACTCATGTCTCCGAGTTTCTGCTTATGCTTAATAACGGAACTTGGCATGCGAGTCTCATCGAGCTCGACTTCTTCTTTAGCGTATTCACGGTCAGAAATCTTTAGAGCACGATCCATTCCCTTGGAACGGTTCCTACGAGTGCGCATATGGTCCTTATATTCCTGAGTTCCACGCTCCGGAATATCTGGATTCATGCGATCACCTTTTGCATTCGGCTCACCATATCTCATTGAAGCGTACTGAGAAGACGCCTTTGAGAAATAACGACGAGCTAGATCACCAGAGATCTCGTCGACCTGCTCTACTTCCTCGTGGATAAACCCAGTGAGTCCGTGCTTTCCTGACGTAAGTCTCTCATGGAACTCATCGGCGGTTCCATAGTGGAATGCTTTAACCTCACCATTATGCATAAGGACGTGGTGCTTAGGGTCTCTATTGAAACGGTGCATAGTTAGGTGCTCACCACTCTTAGTTCTATACGAACCAACTCTCGTCATCACGTTATGAGGAGGAGAATTACCGCTCACTTCCTCGTTAAATCCGACATAAGACTTATGCCAGAGTTCACGAAGAGCGAGTTCTACGTGAGAGTGATCCTCACCCCAGTTCTTCTCCATCTCTCCGGTCTTAGCGTTCTTACACTTGAGAGCGCTGGCAGAGTTAACTCTACCGTGCTCAGTGTGATTGACGGATACTAGGTGACCGAGGTCAGGATGGTGATATGTGGTTAGGATCTCTCTATGATCGATCCTATCGGAGTCACCGAACTTCTTATATCCGTGGTGCTCTAGCTTCTTAGAGACTTCACGGATGTTAGCCTCAATTAGAAAAGGGACTTCGCCTTCTTCGGCTACCTCTTCGGTTGCAGCTACTTTAGCCTTTCCTAGAACTCCACGCTTTGCATAAGAGAGCATTTCACCATCGGAACGATTCTTAAGCTTACGCTTTTGATCTGCCGTGTAGCGCTCTCTAGGATTAAAGTCACCCGTCTTTTTATCCTTAACATGACTGAGATCAATCTGGTGGTCTACAGACTTTTTAGCATAACGGTTTAGAAGTTCCTTTGAAATCTCATCGATTTGATCGCCTTCTTCGTTTAGGAAGGCTTCGATTTCTTCAAGGGTTGACTCCTTAAGAGCACCATTGAGCTTCGTGAGTCTCTTCATTTCGAACTTAGCGGTTCCATGCGCGTCATCATAATCCGAATGGAATGAGTCCGCCGGCTCATGGTGCTTACCGTTAATAAAGAACTTAACCTGGTGCTCATTGTACTCAGGATTACGATAGATCTTAGCGCAGTGCTTGCCACAGTCAGAGTGAACAACGGCCTTTAGACGAAGTTTAGTATTTTCGGCGAGGTTTCGGAGACGAAGAATCATGTTAATGGGAGAACTATCCTCTCCAAACATGGCCTTTGAAACTACCTTACCGATCTTCTTACTCGCCATCTTGAGACCTTTACGACGACGATCGATCTTCTTATCGAGTGGGTTACGTGGCTTCTTGGCCATCTTCTGATACTGAGTCATCGTTGCGAGTGATAGCTCATCGAGCTGCTGCTCTACAACGATATCATTCTCTTCGGTGTTCTCTTCACCGGCAAACTTATACTCTGGCTTTGCACGATTACGCTGATGAGCCTTGATCGCGGCCTTGAGAACCTCTGGACGATTCTTCTTACGAGCAGCATTAGCTACCTTCTTAAGAGTATCGGTTGATAGCTCGTCGATCTGTTCTGCTTCTTCCTTAGCGAGCTTTGATTCTTTTGGGCGAATAGGAGCACTCATCTCACGATGGCCCTTCTTAATCTCAATGGAGCTACCCTTACGGTTCGTTGAGGTCTTACCGATGTTAAGATACGTACGATGTCCATGAGCCTTCTCGTCGATCTGCTCGTCTTCGACTTCTTCCTTGGTCTCAGAGTTCGATAGAATCTCACGCGCGATACGATTGATATCGCGATCGACAGAATTCTCATCAATCTTCTTGACTTGGTTCTCGGTACGATTACGGAGAGTACGTGGCTCTAGTTCTACTTCGCCATTATCCTCGACCTTACCCTCTGGAGTCTGGTCTTCCTTATCAGAAACCTCTGGAAGATCATTCTCTTCTTTGGCAAACTCAGGAGCAGGAACGTGTGGCTCCGGCATCGGGATAGCCTCGAGTGACTGGAGCTCTGGACGTACTTGGATCAGCCCATGTTGAAGCGCTCTCTCAAGAACATCAGACGCCTTGTTAGCATCCTCGGCAGAAATGCAGATGTGGTTGTCCCTAACCTCTGCTGAAGGAACGCCGTGATTTTTCAGGATATTCGCGGCGGCAGTTAGTCTCTCCTCTTCAGGGGTCTTAAGCGCTGGCTGCATGTGCGCCTGAGCATTGGTGTCCTCGTTTAGAGTAACGCCCTGAGTCTTAGCCATGATGCTTCTGATGAGATTTTCAGCAGAACGATAGGTCATTGTGGTCTCCCAATTATTCTTATTGTATTTATGTAGAGACGAATCTTTACTTTTTCTTCTTGATGGTTCGGATGATCTCTAGAACCTTAGCGGCGTGCTGGTGCTTACGAGCACGATGCAAGTGAATACGCTTCAGCTCTGGGTCGCGCTCGCGCTTACCAATCTCGCGACCAGCCTGAGCGTGCGCGGTATGAAGAAGCTGACGATTCGCGAGATATTTCTTATCCTCGTGAATCTTACTTCCATGAATATTCTTGTTCTTCTTCAGAAGCTGAACACGATGCAGACGCTGGTCCCTCCACCTATCGGTTAGCTGGTGTTTCGACCTACTGGTTAAGTGAGATGTATCGTGCTGGTTACGGTTCTTGTAGAGCTGATTGGTAACGTACTGAGACTTATTGAGACGGATCATTCCCTTCATCTTACGGTTCTTACGGTGACGAACCTCTGGCTTCTTAGTGTCTCTCCAGTGAACGGCAGCAAGATACGCAGGGCTCCTAAGAGCGCGCTCATTTAGCTCGACATGTTCTATAAATGAGATGAATGCCTCGACTACTTTACGAGGACCAAGAGTTAGACCGGCGTGTTTGAATGCCGATTCTCTTCCGTGCTTGTTGAAATAGCGCACTTGACCATAACGATTCGATGCCTTGTATGCCGTTTCATGTCCAGACTGGAATGGTTCGACATAGGCCTTCTTATTCTCTGGGTGCTGAATCTTCTGTTCATCCAGCTGCTCTTTAAGTCGAGCATGCTGAGCAAAGGAGATATACATCTTCCTCTTGAAGTTCTTATTGTCCTTATTATCGTCGTAAGACGAGTTTTCCATGTCCTCAACAGACTTCTTAGCCTTCTTCACGTATTTGTGTAGAAGGTCTCTAGAGAGTTCTGTTAATGGTTCTTCGGTAGGCTTGATGCTCATTCCACACGACTCTATTAAACGTTTAATCGTGTAGATATTTATAGAGTGGAATTATTCCACTTCGTCGAAGAACCTATCGACTTTCTTAGTGAGATAATCATTAGTCTTAGTGTATCCCCAGCACATGAAGAGCCCACCATAAACAAGGTCAAAGAATAGTTTTGTCCAGTCCATTATAATCTCCCTTCATGGTTTCTATATTACAAATACTGGATGAAGTATACCACTTTATTAGAATAACTTGCGTTATAATTCTAAATAGGCCATGGGTCCCACTAGTCTAGTGAGTATCCATGTAAACAAGGTTCTTTTGTGGCTTTAAATTATTGAATATTCAATCTATTTCCTGCCCATCGTCCAGTTCTTTTGGACTCTGACTTTAGGATTTGGAGTGGTCCATATCTCTCCGGCATTATCAAGAACTACGACCCATAGAAGATGATGTTCCTGGCCATAGTCAATTACTCCGATAGCATAACCAGGTCCCTTATCTTCGACTATAACCGGAATTGTGGGAGAAAGTTGTGTGAACATTGCATATTTAGCACATACAAAAGGGGAGAGTCCCCGTCGAGACTCTCCCCTACTATATCATCGGTGCGGACGAGAGGAACCTCCACCTGCCCTAATGGGCGACCTCGTCAATTCCTAGGAACATAAGCAACTTGCCACTGGGTCTGCAGACCCCAACACACCGAGAGGAACTGGGCATAGAACGCCCGGTCCCTCTTGATAACGATTCTATTTATACTGGAACCTCAAGCTTATGCAGGAAAAAGTCTGGAGTTCTTCCATCAAAACCACCACCAAAGTTTAGAGTCCTCGAGACATACTTTGCTTCGTCGTGCCCGACTCCCACTAGAATGTCTTTAACCTCTCCGTTATTAACTTCAACGACCTTATACTTCTCATTTTGTCGGTGTACACGATATCCCATTACGAATTCCATGGATACCATTCATTAAGCAGCTCAGTGCACGGGTTACTAATAAGAGACATCACTTCTTTAAACGACTTATGGACATAGATAGAATCACCACTAACAAAGCTTATGGACACTTTATTGTCTGTAATCTTTGAAATACACTCAATATTATCTGTGTTGATAATCTTAGTCGAATCAATTTGTATTATCACTTACCACTCCTCAATAATGTAATCTCTCGACGGGCGTCTTGAGCTCTCTTGTACACTTGGCTACTGAACGTCGAACCGTCTGGCCATACGATCATGTAGCCGGTCTTCACCGGTTCAACTAACAACTGATGATATTGATTACTTGAAGCCATTGAACTTCCCTGGTCCTGGATACGCATTCT